TGATACAGAAATCAGATAAGGACAAACTATATCGTGTATTTGGTTTTAATAAAAAGGAGATTAGCGAAGATAACAGAACTGTTGACTTGGCATTTTCTTCTGAAGAACCATACGATAGAAGTTTTGGAACAGAAATTTTAAGTCATAATCCGCAAGATGTGGATTTTTCATTTATTGCTAGTGGGACAGCACCATTATTGCTCAACCACGATTTAGAAAAGCAAATAGGAGTCATAGAAGAAGCTAAAATCAGCGATGCCGACAAGGTAGGTCGTGCAGTCGTGAGATTTGGTAAATCAAAACTAGCTGATGAGGTTTTTCGTGATGTCGTAGATGGTATTCGCAGTAATGTGAGTGTTGGCTACGAAATAATGAAGATGGATAAGATTAAAAGCGATGATGAGGACGAGGACAGTCCAACTTATCGTGTTAATTGGAAACCATTGGAAGCGTCTATTGTTTCCGTACCAGCAGACACAACTGTTGGCGTAGGACGTAGTAGATATGATAGTTCAACCGATCAAGATAGTCGTAAAGAAACTATTGAGATCATAACTGGAAAAAACACAATGGAAAAAGCAAAAGAAAATCCAAAAGTGGAAACTTCTCAAGTTAATGTTGAAGAACAAATCGCTAAAGCGAGAAAAGAAGAAACAGCTAGAGTTAAAGAAATACAATCTTTAGGGTCAGCACATAATTGTAAAGACCTTGCAGATAAAGCAGTTAACGATAATGTTTCTCTTGCTCAATTTAGAGGAATTGTTTTAAACAAACTAGGGGAAGCGAAACCTTTGGACAAGAAAGACAACATTGGACTTTCTAACAAGGAATCACGAGATTATTCTCTTGTCAAAGCTATTAAAGCTATGGCAACTGGAAATTGGTCTGGTGCTGAACTTGAAAAAGAAGCGTCTGATGAAATCTCTCGTAAAACTGGCAAAACTCCGAAAGGTATCTATGTTCCAACAGACGTTCGTTGGACTAGAGATCTTATTCAGGGTGCTGCTGGTGACGGTGGAAACTTGGTAGCAACTAACCTTTTAAGTGGTTCATTTATTGAAGCATTAAGAGCAAGAATGGTTGTTAAACAAGCTGGTGCTTTATTTTTAAGTGGTCTAGTTGGCGATATTGCTATCCCAGCACAAAATGCGGTTAATTCTGCATCATGGGTTGGAGAAAATTCAGCAGTAACAGAAGTCAACACGACATATCGTCAAGTTACAATGGCTCCTAAAACATTAGGAACATTTACTGACATATCAAGACACTTAATGCACCAATCTACTCCCGCAATCGAAACTATTGTTAGAAATGATATTTTAAAAACACTTTCTAGCGAAGTTGATAAGCAAGCTATTCAAGGTTCTGGCTCTAGTAACAAACCAACTGGTATTTTAAATACTTCAGGTATTGGTTCTGTTGCTATCGGAACGAATGGTGGTGCTTTTACGTGGGCACTAGCTGTTGAAACTTGGAAAGAAGTTGCTACTGACAACGCAGATATAGG